AGGTATTTCTTTCTCTACCCAGTTTCGATACACGCCCTTTGGTGCGATGACCAAGGCGAAGTCTATGTCGTGCCTTAGAAACAGCATGCCCATATTATCTATGAGAACCTTAGACTTTCCGGTTCCCATCTCCATAAAGTACCCAAACTCTGGGCGGGTAAGCCCAACCGTCAACGCATCCCTTTGATGGTCGAACGGATTTTTTTTAAAATTGTACTTGAAATCCATGACGTCCTCCATTATTGTCTATTTTACGGATTGGTTATTGTTTTACAGATAATAGTCTGACCCGTCAACCACAACCCTGAAGAGGATGAACTTATGAACGATATTTTTGATGACATGTTTGACGAAGGCCAAGCGTTGGCTGGAGTTGACACGAACACTGGGAAAAACCTCAGTGATCTAGTGCGTACAATGCGCGGGATCGAAGACCAGATGGTCGATGCCGAGGCGCACTTGAAAGCATTGAAGGCTGAGAAGCACAAGCTATCGGTCGAACAAATACCATCACTCATGGATGAGATGGGCGTTGAGCGTCTTGATGTAGACGGCTTGACTGTGCAGCGAAAGATGATGGTGCATGCCAGTATCCCAGTATCGCGGAGAGAAGAGGCTTTCTCTTGGCTTCGGGAGCAGGGGCTAGATGACATTATAAAGAACGATGTGATCTGCACCTTCGGTAAGGGGCAAGACAACATGGCGAAAGATGTTGTTGGCATCCTAAGTGACCGTGGTTTCGAACCGAATACCAAGACCCACGTTCATCCCTCTACGTTGAAAGCGTTTATCAAAGAGCGTGTGACGGACGGGAAGCCTATCGACCTCGACATGTTTGGGGCATTCATCGCAAACGCGGCAGAAATCCGGAGGAAAGTATAATGGGTGCGTATAAGAATAAAATGTTGGAAGAGATGGATGATGAAGACCACACTGATGAGTATGGTGGCTTCATGGACAATGACGAGACAGATTTCGAAGAGTGCATGGAAGATCAGTTGATTGAGAGACAGATTGACGAAGAGCTTCAAACTCTTTTGGAACTGGAGGCTGATCTAAAAGGGCATCAAAGAGCTTTATACAATAGGATGATAGGTATGAAGGTTGCGAAGAACATGGCGAAGGATCGCATCTCTTTGATTAAATCTATTCTTGGGGGACATAAAAATGGGTAACGCGGTAGCAAATAAAAAAAGTGCAGAGTTAAGCACAGACGTAATGGACGATATCTTTGCCACAGCGGGGGAAGGTGCATCGTTTGACAGTAGCGAGATGCAGATACCGTTTGTACGGTTGCTTCAGGCTATGTCTCCACAGTTAAACAAGCGCAACGCTGAGTACATTGAAGGCTCTCAGCAGGGTGATGCGTTTAACAATGTGACATTTCAGATATGGGAAGGCGAGAAAGGTATACAGGTTATCCCCTGCTATCAGTGTACCAAATACCTAGAGTTCGTGCCGCGTGACTTGGGCGGCGGGTTCAAAGGAGAGATTGCCGCCACTGATCCTGTACTGACCAAGACAACACGGTCAGGGTCCAAGGAAATGTTACCCAACGGCAATGAACTGGTGAAATCAGACCAACACTTTGTGTTGATTGTTGAGGAAGACGGTTCTTATCAACCTGCGGTAGTAGATATGAAATCTACTGCCCTTAAAGTAAGCCGCCGTTGGAAAACACAGATCGCCATGCAGAAAGTTAAGCATCCTAAGTCGGGTGCGATGGTTACTCCTGCGGTCTTTGCCACGATCTGGCGTCTCCGATCTGTTGAGGAGAGTAACGATCAGGGTACATGGAACAACTGGGCTATTGAAAAGGTCGGGTTGGTTAAAGAGAAAGACCAGTTGCAAGAAGCCATGCTGTTTAGGCAGTCGGTTGCAGCGGGTGAGGTTAAAGCAGCACCAGAGGTTGAAACCTCCAAGCCAGCCTCTGCAGAACGGAATGACGAAATCCCGTTCTAATCTGCTTTAGGGGGGCGCGGGTCAGGTTTCGCACTGCGAGGCTCCCCCCACTTTCTCAGGGATTATTGTAATGACACAAGCTAGTAGGATGCTGGCTATCTTCGCTGGTTCGCGGGTAGCGTATGGCTCTACAAAAATAAAACGTGTGGGCCGGAACGGTAAAACGGAAGCCGACAGTTGGATTGTGCGTGATCCTCTGACCGAGGAGGCTATGCAAAAACATTTGGATGGATCGTTAGGTGTTGGGTCCATACCGATAGACGAGGAGAATGCCTGCCGTTTTGGGTGCATTGACATTGATGTTTACGATCTGGATCACAAGCAACTGCAGCAAAAGATTACGCAGTTAAAGTTCCCGTTGTCTCACTGCCGTTCTAAGTCTGGTGGAGCGCACCTCTACCTGTTTCTTAATCAGAAAGAGTCGGCGGCGGTGGTTCGAGAGTTCCTGACCGAGATGTCTATTGCTTTGGGGTTCTCAGGTTCAGAGATTTTCCCCAAGCAGGACACAATATTATCAGATCAGGGAGACGTGGGTAACTTTATTAACCTACCGTACTTCAAGGCGGAGGAGACGCTTCGATACTGCTTTGATAGCAACGTCGAGGCGTTAGAGTTGGATGATTTTCTGGATCATGCGGAGAAGTCCGAGACCACGCTAGATGATCTGGAAGCTTTAAGACTTGGGGGCAAGGAAGAGTTCTTTGATGGACCGCCATGCCTACAACACATCTGTTCGCAGGGTGCAATCTCAAGTGATAGAAACTCAACGCTGTTCAACTGTGGCGTGTACTGCCGTAAGAAGTGGGCGGATGATTGGGTTGAGAAACTAGAAGAGATGAACCGAAACCTTACGGCCTCTCCACTTCCGGCCTCTGAGATATCTGCGCTGCAGAAATCGGTGGGCAAGAAGGATTATTTCTACACCTGTAAGCAAGAGCCTATCAAAAGCTACTGTGATCCGGACGTATGCCGCACCAGAAAGTACGGTGTGGGTGATGACGTACCGGATGCGCCCAAGCTAGGCGGTCTTGTGACCATGTTGTCGGAGCCAAGGCTACACTTCTTGGACGTTACAGGGCGGCGGGTGCAGCTATCAACGGAGCAGTTACAAAACCAGACGCTGTTTCAACGGGCATGTATGGATCAGCTAAGTGTTATGCCTCCTACCATGCGTCCAGCAAGGTGGCAGATGCTTATCTCTGCGCTCATGACAAACTCCACACGAATAGAGGTGCCAGAAGAACTGACCTACTCAGGCCAGTTTAAAGATCACCTACGCATGTACTGCACCAGTAGGATACGGGCTGTGCAGGCAGAGGAAATAACGCATGGAAAGCCGTGGACCGAGGGCGGGTTTACCTCGTTCATGATCTCGGGTCTCATGGATTATTTGCATAATCGTAACTTCAATCAGTACACAAGAGCCGAGGTTACGGAAGCATTAAAGAAGCTGAACGGGGGCAAGGACGCCGAGTATGTCCTGAACTATCGCAAGGCTGACGGGAAGAGAACAACGGCGCGTGTATGGCGTGTGCCTGCGTTCGAGGAAACGGATGTAGAACTAGATGTAAAGGAGATTCCAAATGACATCCCCTTCTAACCGTTTGTTAAGGGTGTCCGAGGTCGCAAAGCTTTTGGGAGTATCGACCTCAACGCTCTACAAGTGGGTGAAACAGGGCCAATTTCCACGGCCCATAATGCTTGGACCGATGAAACCCAAGCAGCGACAGACCAAGCGTTGGGTTCTGAGCGAAGTGGAACAATGGGTAAACGAAAGGGCTAGGGAAGATGATTACGAATAGTGAACTGATACTGGGACCGCCCGGAACTGGGAAAACACATACGTTGATGGAGCGGGTGAACGATTACTTTGAGGAGGGCGGTGCGCCTCACAGATTTGCGTTTGTTTCATTTACTCGCAAGTCCATTCAGGAGGCTATGGAACGGGCTTGTCTGAAGTTTAGTCTCAAGCCAAAAGAGTTGCCGCACTGCAGGACGTTGCATGCCACGGCGTTCCACGGTCTTGGGCTACAGTCCTCCGATGTTATGGGGGCTGATGATTACAGAAAGCTGTCAGGTCTCCTACGTCTTGACCTACTGGCGAGAGACGGGGTTGATGCAGCGGACGGGTTAATCAAGACAACACTGTCGGGGTCAGGTGCTCAGTACCTAAACATAATCGACCGAGCGCGGTCTCGCTTGCTCTCTCTTGAAGAGGAGTTCAACGACTCGGGAAACTATGGCCTAGCATTTTCCAAGCTGGTGAATGTGGAAGCCACGCTGACTAAGTACAAGACGCAGGAAGCAAAGCTAGATTTCGGGGATTTTATTTCACGGTATGTGGAGATTGTTAATCCTCCGGAGCTAGACCTGTTGATTGTGGACGAGGCCCAAGATTTAACGCCGTCACAGTGGCAGATGGTTGCGAAGATGTCGGAGGATGCCAAGCGAACTATCATTGCAGGGGATGACGATCAGGCTATCCATGAGTGGACGGGCGTAAAGGTAGAAGACTTCCTAAGTTGCTCAGACAAAAGGATTGTATTGAGCCAGTCCTACAGGATGCCGCAGGCTGTTCACAATCTGTCTCAGATGATTGTAAAGCGGATAGATAACCGCATTGTGAAAGAGTTCGAGCCAACGGACAGAGAAGGCTCCATTAGATACCATGTAAACATTGAGACGGTGCCCTTGTGGAAAGGTTCGTGGACCTTGATGGCTCGTACTAATTCCTATGCTTGGGAGTTGGCAAAGCAGGTTCGAGCGTATGGATACCTGTATAGTTTTCGAGGACGGGGGAGCGTAAGCGAAGCGGTTGCCGATGGCCTAGACGTATGGCGGAAGCTGCAAGATGGGGAGCGTGTTGGTCTTGCGAGGATCAGGGACCTATACAAGAACGTCCCGAAGATGGGGGACTATCGGGTGGTCAAGCGGGGAGCGGTTGGTTTGTTGGATGCTGCAGCGGATGACGCGATGCTTTCTTACGATGATCTTGTATCAGAGTTTGGCATGGTTGCTCCGCTAAATCGTCCGGCTACGGACGTAATGAACCTTGGTAACGAGGACAGGCTATACATAGAGTCGCTTGAGGCACGGGGGGAGAACATCTCTGATACACCTCGTATTAAAATCTCAACCATCCACGCGATGAAGGGTGGGGAGGACGAGAACTGCATGGTGTATTTGGGTTCAACGAAGGCGTGTGAGGAGTCCAAGAACCCAGACGCGGAGCATCGGGTGTTCTATGTTGCGGTGACTAGGACCAAAGAGAACCTGCACATTTTGGAATCAGACAAACGGTACAGGTACATGCTATGAAAAGAGATGAGGTGCTAGACAAAGCCAAGTCTCTGATATCTGGTGACAGGCAAGAGGACTACGGGGATGCAACACAATCGTTCAGGGCCATTGCAGATGGGTGGAACGTCATTGTTTCTAGGGCAATTAAACAGAACGGGAAGTTTGCCCCTATTACTCCCGCGCATGTAGCGTTGATGATGGACTGGTTGAAAACAACACGGCTGCTCAATGACACGTCACATCAAGACTCGTGGGTGGACAAGGCAGGTTACAGCGCACTGGGCGCAGAAATAGGTTTATCAAATGGCGAAAAAAGATAAGACGATTAGTTTCATTGAGCGCATGGAAATGGATAACTTTGATCCCGATTGGAATATCCCTTTCGAGTTGCCCGACCTGACGGGCTACAAAGAAATAGCCGTGGACCTTGAGACGAGAGACCCGAACCTCACCACCCTTGGCCCCGGATGGGCTAGGGGTGACGGAAATATTGTGGGCATTGCGGTAGCAGCGGGGGATTACTCTGGGTACTTTCCTATCCGGCACCAGAACGGGCACAATCTTGATCCGAAG